GGGAGGTAAGGTTCCTGCTCATCCTGTTACTCGGATGTTCTATTTAGCGGTCTTGGTCGTCTCTCCGCTGCTTCTTCTACTGCTGTGGTGGGCAGTAGTCGTATTCACCAGGGTTGCCATCTGGCTCACCTCCGTGCTTGCATGGGGCCTGATGGTGCCTTTTCTCCCCTCACGTGTTGAAGCCCGGCACGTGTTGGCACCCGCCAATTATGGGGTGCAAACCGACGAGTGTGGACAACCCTTCGGTTACGGGCATGAGGGCGAGGCACGGTCGGTGCCGCTCTCGTCGCACTTGTGCGGCAGACTCCGTAGACGGGCCAGGTGGGTCCGTTCTTTGGAGTGTTACTTGGGCTCTGCGCCCGGTTGTGTTTCCGCGTTGGTGCGGGGTCGGTGGACACCAGACCTCACCTCCCCAACGCGCTCCGCAGCCGGCAATTTGCTCTTGTCTCACCTCGAAGACGGAGTAAGGATCCTAGGAGGGGGATCCGTCCCTTGTGAACGGCAGAAAAACGATGATGGCCAGACTTATGAAGGCTATCTCGTTGTCGAGCTTTCTGACGGCTCGTTGGAACTTGTTTTTCCGGAACTGCTGTTCCATTTGGTCTCGTACGCGTTTCTCAGAGAACGCGACGCCGTTCTTGTGTCTGCTCTGCGCCTTCGGGCTTTGGACTGGTGCAAGAAAGTGGGTCTTTCCCAGACCCATAAGTGGCTCGCTGTGCCATCCGCGGTCCACTTGGCGTGGCAGGTGTCTCCTGTTGAGGTTAAAGCTCGACAGCGCCTTGGCCCGGGACCATCCCCTCCCCTCTGGTGGGGCTCTGCTTAGGCAGGGCCCGTCGCGACGTACGGTCTTTGTGTCGGGGTCAAACCCGAGCTGACTGTTACAGGGAAGGACTTCTCCCTAGTCGTTCCTCGCGATGTGGCCTCCTCTTGTGAGGACCACCAGCAGAGAAGACAAATGTGGGTGGCGTGTACCACGGGGTTGCCAGGCACATGGATCCCCACGGTTCACGCCAACTGTGTCCACAATGAGATCGCTGCTCTTAAGATGCGATCTCTAGCTTCCTTTCCAGGGCCGGCTGGCGGCGAGCTTGGCATGGGGTTTCGAAAGCAGTTTGCCCGCTTTCGTGCCCTTAGTCGTCGCTATGGCGGGTGTCGATGGGAGCTCTCTCAAACGGCGCAATCGTATACTGGAGCTATGCGTCGTAGATATGTTGAAGCAGAGAGGTCTTTGCGCGTTGATGGTCCGTTGTGTTCTGCGGACTACAAGCTCCGTGCCTTTCTGAAAGCTGAGAAGTTGCCTTCTGCCAAGGATGCCAAGCCTAGGATGATCTTTCCCAGGTCCCCTAGGTACAACCTTGTCTTGGCCTCTTGGCTTAAACCATTTGAACACTGGCTGTGGGGCAGACTTACAGCTAGATGGCTCTTCGACGTGTCGAACCCTACGAGAGTTGTGGCGAAGGGTCTTTCCCCGCGTTGCCGTGCCAATCTCATTGTTCGCAAGTTCAATGCGTTTGAGTGTTGCACGGTCTTTGAGGTTGACGGTAAGGCTTTCGAAGCCCACGTCAACTCTGCTCAGTTGCGTTGTGAGCGCTCTGTTTATCAGGCTGCCTACCCAGGCGATTCTGATCTCAAAAGAGTGTTGTCCAAGCAGCTTTTCGAGGGCAAGACGTCCTCTGGTGTGAAATTCTCCAGGCCTGGTGGTAGGGCTAGTGGGGACTTCAATACGGGTATGGGTAATACCTTGATAATGCTCGCGGCTGTGGTCGGGGTTTTGAAGTCCCGCCGTTGCAAGTTTGACATACTTTGCGACGGTGACAATGCACTAGTCTTTTGTGAGTCTCGCGACTTGGCCTGTGTTCGTCGGGGTTTCTACCGGGATGTTCTTGACGCCACTGGGCATGAGTTGACGCTAGAAAAGCCAGTTACCGTACTTGAGCACGTCCGTTTTGGTCGTTCTGCGCCTGTGTTTCTGGGTCATGGTTTGGGTTGGACCATGGTTCGTGAGCCTGAAAGCGTTCTCTCCGGTGCCTATGCTAGTCATAGGTGGCTGCGGGAGCCGCTTTTTGCGCGGAGGTGGTTGTCTGGGGTTGCCCGTTGCGAGCTTTCATTAGCCATCGGGGTGCCCGTTCTCCAGCAACACTCGCTCAAAGTCCTCAGGGCCGTGGGTCATTCGAGCAAAGCGCTGCCTGACGCAGCGTTGGCTGACTACTTTGTGGTCGGCGCATGGCTCGCTGGGGAAGGGTCGGTCATCCAACCTACACGAGAGTGTCGGTTGAGCTTTGAGGCAGCCTTCGGTTGGTCACCGGAGGTGCAGTTGGCGGTTGAAAAACAGGAGGTGATGGTGGGACATCCCTCCTTCGTTCAATATATGCATCCGCCTAGCCATTGGGTCGAAGCTAACCCGGGTCTTTACGAGGCCTGGGCTGATGCCCACTGCTGAGGGGTGCTGGGGTGAAGCACCATTTGGAGTTCCCTGTGTTGGCTGGGATTCTCGTCATACTTCAACGGCTTGCGCTGTGTGCCGCCGTTGTTGCACCCGGCGACTGGCGGTCGCCCGCCCAATGGCTTTCTTCGGGGGGTCATGCGAACAGCCCGTAACTAGTACCACTCACGTGGGAAAGGCCGGGTCCTCTCAACGATGGACCGGTTAAGCGGGGTGTCGTGCCTGTGGTAACCATCGCGTTGAACGGGGTAACCTTAGTAACGATTGGGAGCCTAACGTGTACCGTAGTGGTATGGGTCGACAGCCCTTTAGGAAGCTGTGTTTCGCTTCTACGCTGCGAGGTTGCGTGACGCAGGAGGTGGTGCCGGGAGTGTGTGCAGTTGCCGTCGTTGCTGTATGACGTGTTTGAGCCTTTAAGCACGGGCGTTCAATTCTTCTTTCCACTGCCCACGGTGGAAGCTCCCCGTTCCAGGTGCGAGCCGTTGTCATTGCCTTTGCCTCCGTGGTGAGCGGTCGGTGCAGTGCTCCTGCGGTGTGCGGCCTGGTTTTGCCCGCTGGGTTTTAGGGTGCTCTCTTGGCGTGGTGCATTGGTTGCTGTTTGCGGACGCGCCCATGAGGGGGGGCTGCTGGTGGTGTGTGTTCCCACCTACCCTCGGGGTTTTTCGCGGTTTTGTGTCCTCAAATAACCGCGGGGTTCATGGTCGTTCCTCGGGCCATGAACTTCGGGACAGGGGCCCTACGGTGGGATAACCGGTTAAGGGAGAACCCTACGTTAAAGTCCTTCGGGGCATTGGCCTTTCGTAGGAGGTGTTGGTGC